ATCATACGTAATGTATATAGTGTGCCCAAAGAAGAATTTAACAAGATTCACGACACTAAAGAAATTGTAGACATGTCTGCCAGTATTGGACGCTACTATGACAAACTGCATGAACTAAATTGCTTTAAAGAAATCAATCCAAAAACTGTAAGTGAAGAAACACATATCAAAGCTATTTGGTTAGCACTGAATGCTAGTTATGCTTTGGAAGCATTTCGCTTTATGGTATCATTTGCTACTAGTTTGGCCATGGTAGAAAATAAAATATACATTGGCAATGGAAACATTATCAGTTTAATTTTACAAGACGAGTTATTACATGCAGAATGGACTGCTTGGCTAATTAACAATGTGGTAAAAGATGATGATCGTTTTGCCAAAGTGGTAGAAGAATGCAGGGAAGAAGTATATGCTATGTATATGGAAGTTATTGAGGAAGAAAAATCATGGGCAGAATATCTGTTTAAGAAAGGTCCAGTAATTGGTCTCAATGCTACAATTCTAAAAGACTTTGTGGATCATACTGCATTTACAAGATTAAAAGATATTGGCATTAAGTATGCCGAAGAGCACCCAAGATCAAGTCCTATACCATGGTTCAATAAACATTTGAACATTGGTAAAAAACAAAGTGCATTACAAGAAACTGAAAGTACAAACTACGTAATTGGTGTCATGTCAAATACTGTATCATATGATGAATTGCCAGATTTATAAAAAGGAAAAATAATGGCAGATCTTATAAGCATAAACTTTTCTGGTGATTGGTCTAATGACCTTGCCCAGATTTTAAAAAAGTCATTTGATAGTGCTGACCAAGTGCAACATAAATTACCAGAAGATTTATTAACAATGAAAGGTATGAGTGGAAAAAAATATCGTGCATTAATTAATAACTTAATTGAAATGATTCCTAATCCTAGATATTTAGAAGTTGGTTGTCATGCAGGATCAACTTTTTGTTCAGCTATTTGGAAAAATTCATGTAAAGCATTGGCAATAGATAATTGGAGTCTTTTTGGCGGACCAAAAGATCAATTTTTTAAAAATTTAGAACATTTTTCAAACCCTAATATAGAATCATCATTTATTGAAAATGACTTTAGAGCTGTTGATTATACTAGCATTGGAAAATTTAATGTTTTTATGTTTGACGGTCCTCACGAAAAAACTGATCAGTATGATGGAATTAAATTAGCATTACCTGCATTAGATGACACATTTATAATGATTGTTGATGATTGGAATTGGTTAAAGGTAAAGAATGGTACTACTGATGCTTTAGTAGATTTAAACATTGAAGTCATTGCTAATATTGAAATCAACACTACCGATGACAATTCTCATCCGAATTGTGCATATGAAAATAGTGAATGGCATAATGGATATTATATTTCGGTATTAAGAAAACTATAAGGAAAAAGAAAATGAAAGCAATATTATGGAGTAAATACAACTGTACGTTTTGCGATCAAGCACACGCATTGTTAAAATCCAAAGGTTATCAAATAGAAGAACGTAAAATTGGTGACGGATACAGTCGAGAAGAATTATTAGAAGAAGTACCTAATGCACGTACACTTCCACAAATTTTTATTGAAGGTGCTCACGTGGGTGGTTTTACTGAACTTAGGGAGTACTTAAAATGATAGATGATGTTGAGTATGATACCCTTACTTTAGATAGTACTTGGAACTGTACAATACCTGCATTAACTACTGCTCAAATAGCATCATTAAATTCAATAAATGGTCCTTATCCTAGTCTTAACGTAGGTGCTGCCGGCGGCACCCTAACTGGATCAAGTGGTAGTAGTTATGTTTACACCACCAACAGCACATCACCTTGGGGAAACCTTACCATGACTAATAACAGTCAACCTTCATCACTGAATGTTAAAGGTGATGCAGAGTTTGAAGGCAAGGTTAAAATCAACGGACAGGATCTTGCAGAGTTTATGGAAATTCTTTCAAGCCGTCTTGCTATACTTGTTCCAGATCCGGAAAAATTAGAACACTTTGAAGCGTTGAAGAAAGCCTACAATCATTATAAAATGTTGGAAAAGTTATGCGAATTACCTAAAGAAGAAAAGGAATAAGAATGTTAAAAATTAAAAATGTAGCCCCCGGTAACATTGTGAGTGTTAAGATACTGAACGGCGATGAATTGATTGCTAGGTTAAAAGAAGAATATGCTGATACAGTGGTATTGTCTAATCCAATGGCTTTTACCATAACTCCCGATGGCCCAGGAGTAGTTCCTTGGTTTGCACTAGGTGATAGCACATTAGTAACGATTAAGAAAAATCATATATTTTCAATAGTTAATGCCAAACTTGATGCAACTCAAGAGTATTCAGACAACATGTCTAAAGTAGAAAATGGCTAGACATATTCCAATTGCCGGAGTAATTAAGATAGACCTCGGTAAGGCCTTTACAACTCAAGGTCTTTATGAATCCGTATTAGCTTCTTTTCCCAGCGATCCAAAGTATACTATAGACGGAATTGCAATCCCTATTGTATATGCAGAGTGTAGAGAATTTGGCGTAATTGACCCCATTGGTGATATTAAAGCAGCAATATCTAGACTTTATAATCATGCTATGCAAATGATAATGGAACCTATATGGTTAATATTGCAAAAGATTATGAAATTATTGGAAAAAGTTTTTAGTTTTGTAATAGATTATAAATTGCCAATTTTAGATTTATCTATCTTTGATATATTTGACAAAGATAAAGTATGGAATGCGGTAAAAGCAAAGGTTACCGAACTTTGGAATACAAGCAAAGAAAAATTACAGGAATTTTTAAAATTATTAGACATTTCTTGGCCACCCTTTGACAATGTAGACAATCCACAAAAAATTATTGAACAGATTATAGATTCTATAATGAGATCGTTATGGAACGCTGTATTCAAAGTAATTGCTAAAATTATTGCAGCAATTAAAACTGCTCTTGATTTATGGGATAGGATAATTAATAAAGGACTTACCTTTTTTGGTTTATTGTGGCAAGAAGCTATAGATTTAATATTTGGTAAACTTTTGAGTTTGTTGACCATGCCTCCTAGTATAGAAGAAATTAAACAATGGATTATTGAATTTGCCAAAAAGATCTACAATAAAGCAGTGGTAACCTACGAAGAAATAATGGCAGTGATTAAAGATTTTGAAATTCCAATTCTTAAGATTAAACCATTTGATTGGAAATTACCATTAAATATAAATCTAAATGTTCCAGATTTAGATTTTCAACAAATGCTAATCGAAATCAAAACTTGGGTAAACAACTATGTGATTTCTCTTATTAAAGATTTTATTAATAAGATATTGGAATTTATTAGAAACATACTTAACATAGACTTTAGTTTACCAATTCTATCAATTCCTCTTACATTTTGCGCTATAGAAAAACAACCATTGACATAACCTTGAATAACCTGTATAATTAACTTATGAAACAAAAGTTCATTGACTTATATATGGATTGGGCAAAACGTGCCGCCCAATTAAGTCATGCTCGTAGGTTACAAGTAGGTGCAGTTATTGTCAAAGATGATACAGTTATCAGTTATGGTTACAATGGTATGCCTGCAGGTTGGGATAACAACTGCGAAAATATTGTAGGATATAACATGGGTGAACCCATGCTTAAAACCAAGCCAGAGGTGTTACATGCTGAATCAAATGCTATTGCCAAATTGGCCAAAAGTACGAATAGCGGTTTGGGCGCTACTATGTTCGTTACCCACGCTCCATGTATGGAGTGTGCCAAACTTATATGCCAAAGCGGTATTGGGCACGTTCTATATCGTAACACTTATCGGGATTCTAGTGGCGTTAAATTTCTCGAACTATCGGGAATAAAAGTTGAGCAGATATGAAAAAAATATTTTATGAAAAGGTGGGTAGAAAATATGTTCCAGTTTCAGAATATGACAGCGACTGGATGGACAGTTTCCATAAAGGTAATCATCTTGTGATGGTATATCCGGGTGGGCAGAGTCGTAGGTTCAATATTGATCCTAACTATGCGGCTATGATTGCAGCCAGCCGAGTAGCC